AATCTGCAGGTGCGGTGAGCAGTTCCACCACATCTTCGGTGAGCAGTTCCTTCGGGTCATCCTTATGCTTGAGGTTGTGAACCAGGATAGTTTGGTTTGCCATCAAGGTGATAAGCCAGACAATCTCACCGATTGCCATCTCGAAGTTTTCGCTCTTCATCAGCTTATCGCCCAGGTTCTCAAGCCCGCCGTAACGGGCGGCGATTTCCTTGGTAGCCTTGGTGGTCAAAAGCAATTCGTATTCCTCACCACCGATGAGGATATTTGCAGAGCGTTCAGTATTCATACGTTAATCCTCCTTTAGTCCTTTTCAGGGGTTGCGGAAGCCGTGTAATTAGGTTCGTACACTTCCTTGTACCAGTTGGTGATGGTGCTTGCAGATACGTTGCTATCACCCTCGGTAACCTCTGCCTTCCAAGGATGCTTGTTTGCACTGTCGATTTTATTGCGGCGCATAATAGTTCCCTCAATGGTAGGAGTGTTAAAGGTGATGCTGTCACCCTTGGTAGCAAGAGCGGTAGCAGGAATACCGAACTTGACACGGTAAAGCCAGAAGTAACGGTACTTGCCGTTGGCCTTCTTTGCACGGAAACCGACAGCCACAGGAGTACCACCATCTTCAGCAGCGGAAATTACAACGCCGTTTTCATCAATGGTAGATCCGGTAAGGTCGGATGCTACACTACCACCCAAATCATCAACACCTAAAGAAAGAGTGCCGGACTTGAATTCCTTGACGATTTCGGCTGCACCGTCATCCGCATAAAGAGTAGCCTCTGCCAACTCCACAGAAAGGTCTGCGGTCATAGCTTTGGCAAGCTGTACCGGGGTTGCATAGGTTTCGTTGCCATCTGCATCCTCGGTGATTTTTGAGTAGAACAATTTATCAAGACCAATCGTAGCCATGATTATTCCTCCATTTCATAGAATTTGGCTACATCCACCGCGTAGTGGTAGTAGCCCGTTTCGGTTTCATAACCGATGTATCTTCGGTCGGTTATGGTAAAGTCATCTGCCAACAGCAACTTCACAAGAGCGTTTTTGTCCTTGATGTAGTTGCCTTGACAATAAAGAGACAGCCTTGCTTCTTCCACATCAACACCGGGAGTGTTGTCTGCGTGAAGCTCGAAGCTGTCGGCAATAGGAGTTACAACGATATATTTTTCGGGTGCCTCATCCTTGAACACGCCAGTTTCAATAGGAATACCCAAGGGAGATACCACTCGTTGTATATCTGCAAGAAGGCTCATAGTTTATCAACCTCCTCTTCAAATTTTCTCTGCATAGCAGTTATACAAGCGTCCTTTGTAGAACGCTTGGCAGGTTTCAAAAAAGGTTTAGCCGGTTGTCCGTGTTTGCCGTACTCGATAATGTTGGCAATCTTTGCGTTGCTTCCACCATCAGCACGGGGTTCGGAAAAACCGATTTTTATATTATGGTTGCCGTCCTTATCCATCCTTACAGTAGTAAGACCGAGAGAGCGTTCCAATTCGCCCGTGGAGCGAGAGTCGTATTTTGTACCACTTCCCACAGAAGATGCGAGGTTACTTTTAACCTTTGCAAGGACAACTTCGCCTCCGGCTTCGAGGACACTTTCGGCAACGCTGTCAAATCTGCTGCCAAGCCTCGAAATCTGTGTAAGGAATTCTTCGGGCATTTTGAAATCAACCTTTGCCAACGGTCGCCACCACCTTTTTTGCCAAAACCTCGATATACATTCCACGGCCTTTCACGTCCTCAACAGAGGTGATTTCGTATCGACCACCATCGCACACAATAATGCAATCGGTGGTAATCTCAACGCCGGGAATGGTGCGAAAACGAAAGAGGTCGGTGGCTTCACTGAAGGCAGATAAATTAGCCCAACGCTGTGAGCCATGACGACCCTCTCTGTATACACGGATGGAAGCGAGAATCTCATCCACCGTAGCGGTGAAACCCTCGCTGTCCTTTATCCTTTTTGTAACAATAATATCCGCAAAGCTATTCATTTTACCGAAACTCATACTCACACCTTCCAATCTCGGTCAAGCCGCAAAAGAAGATTGACCGTATTCCATACTTGCTGACTTGCTTGAACATTGTCCGCAAAGAAGCCGCCTGTACTGCCATCTCTGGATTCGTAAAAATGAGAGGCGAGCATAATGACTGCTTGTTCAGTGGTATCGGGCATTGGATTGATGTGATAATATTTTTCGGGTAGATGTTGATAGCTTTCGGCATAGGAAACGGCGGCAGTGATGTAACGCTCAATTAGCAAATCATCTGCCGTATGATCTATGATTAGATTTGCTTTAACGATTGGTAAAAGTCTGCTCATCACTGCCACCTCCTAACTTAAGCAGTAGCAGTGCCCTTCATCTGAAGAACCTTAACGGCCTCGGGGAGAACGAGCTTACCATCGGTACGCTTGGTAGCGAGGAAACCAACCTGTCCGGTATCAGCATAACGCTCGTTGAGGCGGCGGAAGGTAATGCCCTGGCGGTCACCAATCCAGTAGTAGGAGAAGTCACCGAAGGCAACAGCCTTGGCACCGGCACCAATTTCGGGAGCGAAGGGAGAATGATAGATGGGTCTGCCGAGGAGGGTTTCGTGTTCCTTCTCGTGGAGAGCTTTCTGCCAGAGGTACTGACCGTTCTGGTCCTTGAGCTTACGAATCACACGCATAGTGGAATCGTTGACAATCCATACTGCCTTGGCGCGGTAAGGAGCATCCAAGGAGTAGAAAAGGTCGATGAGTTCATCGGCGGTGATGGTGGTCTCGGACGCAGCGGTTACACCAACTTCGGCATCGTTGAGGAACCCGGTAGGCTTGCCTGCGCCATCGCCGGAAAGGAAAGCAGCTTCTTCTCTGTTGCCGATGCGGCGAGCGAACTCTTCTACGAAGTAGTTCTCAAGGTCAAAAGCAGAGTCATTGAGCAACTCTTCGGACACCTTGATAAGAGTGCCGACCTTGTGAGCGCCGATGTACTGCTGACCGAAGATGTCGTCACCCTCGGGAATAGGACCCTCTTCCTCAATCCAGGAAGCGGTACCGCGAGATGCCACAACCGGAATCTTGCTCTGCCCGGAAGTGGTGTTAAATACGTGAGCAAAGGAACGGATGATATTACGTGCGGTAAGGCCCTTCACGAGTTCCTTTACAAAGTGGTCGGGACAGAGGTAGCCGCCTTCGGAGTCGAGACCGATCTGAAGGGCGTTTCTTACTTCGTGAGATACGCTGTCGGGTTTGGAGCGGGTAACATTCCAGAAAGCCTTGGAGTACTCATCGGAAGCACGACCGACCTTGGTGTCAACTTTTGCAGTGGCGGGTTTCTCGGTGATAGGAGTGGATACAGGCTTGGAAAGTTCAGCATCCATAGCTTCCATTCTTTCCATTCGGGCAATTTCAACGCCCATTTTGCCGATATCGTTTTCCATACTGGTGTAGATGGCATCGTCCTCGGCAGAGAGAAAACCATCCTTGTTTCTGTGGGAATCCAAAAAAGCCTTTGCGGCTTCGATAGCTTTGGCGCGTTTTGCACGCATTTCGATAATCGTCATTGCGATATCCTCCTTTTAATATTTCATAAGATTGAGTCGTTCCATAAGGTCATCTACAGAACGGCCGTGTTTTTCCTCCGGCTTTACCGGGGGTTCGGGTACTGTGGCTTTTGCAACAACGGGGGTTGTTTTAGCCTTAATCTTTGCGGTGAGTTTGTTAATAAGCGTTTCTTCCACCGCTTTTGTGGAGAATGCGTATGCGTCTATCTCATCCGCCTCGGCTGCCTTCTTTTCATCGGTAAGGATGTCATCGGCAAAGCCAAGTTCGATAGCCTTTTTAGCGTTCATCCAGGTTTCGCTGTCCATAAGGTGAGACAACTTTGCACGGGAAAGATTGGTGCGGATTTCATAGGCATTGATAATGCTTTCCTTGACCTCGTTCAGCATTTCAATTGCCTTCTGCATATCTGCGTGATCTCCGAATGCTCCGGTCATAGGATTGTGTATCATCATAAGAGCCGTAGGAGCCATAAGCACCTTGGTGCCTGCCATAGCAATGACAGATGCTGCCGATGCCGCGATGCCGTCAATCTTGACCGTAACATTGCCTTTGTAGTCCATTAGCATGGAGTAAATCTGGCTTGCCGCAATACAGTCGCCGCCGGGAGAGTTGATCCAAATTGTAACATCACCTTCGCCGGAGAAAAGTTCTTCCCTAAACATCTTGGGTGTGACGTCGTCGTCAAACCAGCTTTCCTCTGCGATTGTGCCGTACAACTCAAGGACTCGCTCTGCGGACTGTTCTTCGCTTGTTTCCAGGTTCGTCCACTTCCAGAACTTCTTCGCTTGGGCCTTCATCGGTTTCTGTTTCCTCCTTTTCTGTAGGTGTTATATTTGCAAAAGCTCCTGCGTTACCGAGCGGGAGCATATTGCCGTTGATGAGGTAAAGATCGCCACCTTGTTCGGCAGGAATTCTATCGAGGTTTTCCAGCTCACGGATGTCGTTTGCACTCATCCAGCCGTTCTGCCTTGCGATGGAATATCCGTTCATTCGGCTTTGATAATCACCACGGAGCAGACCTTCCAAATTGAACTTGATGAAATACTCCTTCTTCTCATCAAAGGAAAGCAGAATACGCATCATCGATTGTTCCCAACGGATAATCCAGGGGTCGAGGGTGTATTTCACAAACTCAAGGGATTGCTGCTCAATATTAGAAAAGCTCGACTTTTCAAGGTCGCCTACCATATGAGGAGGCACTCTGAAAATTCGAGCAATTTCATTGATTTGGAATTTGCGTGTTTCAAGGAACTGTGCCTGTTCAGGAGAGATAGAAATAGGTGTGTATTTCATACCTTCTTCCAACACAGCCACCTTGCCAGTATTGGCTGAACCGCCGAACTGACTCTGCCACGCATCACGCACACGGGCGGGGTCTTTGATTGTGCCTGGGTGTTCCAACACACCCGAAGGTGCTGCGCCGTTAGCAAAGAACTTGGCGCCGAATTCCTCGCAGGCGATTGCCATACCGATAGCGTTTTTAGCCATCGCAATGGGACTGTAGCCCACAAGACCATCAAAGCCAAGTCCGGGAATATGAAGAACATCGGAAGGCTTCAGCACAACGCTTGAACCTTCCATTGTGTGAGCCTCTTCATTTGCCCTTTGGTAGGTGTAATACAGTTCGCCGTTTTCATCACGGTCAACGGTCATCTTGTTCGGCATCAGCGGATACAGTGCCACAACTTCACCTTTGCCGTTGCGGATGATCTGTGCATAGGCATTACCCCAAAGGAGAAGGTGTGTCATCAAGGTTTCCCTAAACACAAACGAACTCATTTCGGGGTTAGGCTCGTCGTGCAGCAAAAGGTAAAGCGGATGTTCGATGGCTTTTTCCTTACCACCAGTGTCGGTGTATCTGTATAGATGCAACGGAAGACCTGCAACCGCCTCCGCAAGAATTCTCACGCAGGAATATACTGCGGTCATCTGCATTGCGGACCTTTCGTTTACGGGTTTGCCGGATGTTGAGCCGCCCATATAAAAGGTGTAGGTACTGCCGACTGTTCTGTTTTGAGGCTTATCCCTTGAACGGAATAATCCTGATAATCTGCCCATTGGTTTTCCTCCTTTGAAAATTGCCTCTTGACAAAACAGCCAATTGGATGTATCATATAAACACAGCCAATTGGCTGAATTTGTTTTCGAGGTATTTGTAATGAAAGATTTTAATTTAGATGGATTTCAAATCGTCCACTTTAAAGAAAAAAGCATTCTCTTTGAACGCAGGGTTCTTCTTGGTCTGACGCAAAAGCAGGTAGCGGAGAAGGCTAAAATTCCTATGCAAAGCTACCAGCGCTTTGAAAGTGGAGAAAGAAACATTTTGACTGCATCCTTTCAAATGGCCTGCCGTGTCATTGAAGCACTTGATATGAACATCTCCGATTTCTATCACGGCAAATATGTTCTAAGTGAGCCTGTGTATAACTCAAATGAAGGCTTGCGTTACAAAAAGACAGGTAAGCTCATCGATGAGGATGTTGTTGACCCTGACTCAGATAAATAAAATGCCTCGGCTATCATAAACCGAAGCAGTAGTATCATTTCCACAGCGAATTGCACGGTCGAGTGCCATAATGGTTGCAACGGCACCGTCAATCTTCTCTGTGGATTTTTCTTTGTCTGGCTTGATGTTGCCAGCCGGATCGGTACGAATGAAGATGTTATCCATCATCCATCGAAGAACAGGATGTCCTCCGTGGGCAATCTTCTCTTCAAGCACCAGTTTCATCAGTTCCTTTGTAGGCGGAGACATATCCTTGAAGCCTTGTCCGAACGGAACTACAGTAAAACCCATACCCTCAAGGTTCTGCACCATCTGCACAGCACCCCAACGGTCAAATGCGATTTCACGGATGTTATACTTCTCACCAAGCCGTTCTATGAACTTCTCAATGTATCCGTAGTGAACAACGTTGCCTTCGGTGGTCTGCAAAAATCCTTGTCGTTCCCATACATCGTATGGAACATGGTCTCTGCGAACACGAAGGTCGATATTGTCTTCGGGTATCCAGAAGTATGGAAGAATGATATATTTATCGTCATCGTTGCCGGGTGGAAAGACAAGCACCAATGCTGTGATGTCCGATGTGGAGGAAAGGTCAAGACCGCCATAGCAAACACGGCCTTCAAGTTCATCCTCATCAGTTGCAAAAGCACATTTATCCCATTTTTCCATAGGCATCCAACGCACCGCTTGTTTTACCCATTGGTTCAAACGGAGCTGCCTAAACGAGTTCTCCTCGCCGGGGTTTTGCTTTGCGGATTCGCAAGCATCACGCACCTTATCTATGGCAACTGTAATGCCAAGAGAGGGGTTTGCCTTCTTCCAGGTCTTGGGGTCAGTCCAATCGTCCGCTTCATCCGCACCGTAGATAACGGGATAAAATGTGTGGTCGATTTTTCTGCCTTCGATGATGTCCTTTGCTTTTTGGTGGATTTCATAACAGATGGACTTGGTGTCGTTGCCCGCCGTAGTAATAAGAAAGTATAGCGGTTGCATTCGAGCATCACCGGAGCCCTTGGTCATAACATCAAACAGCTTTCGGTTCGGCTGCGTGTGCAACTCATCAAACACAACGCCGTGGGTATTGAAGCCGTGCTTGTTGCCAACGTCAGCGGAAAGCACCTGATAGATACTTCCTGTGGGCTGATAGATGATTCGCTTTTGGGAGTCCAGGATTTTTACTCTCTTTGAAAGTGCCGGACACATACGAACCATATCCGCAGCCACGTTAAAAACAATAGATGCTTGCTGACGGTCGGCAGCACAGCCGTAAACCTCGGCGCGTTCTTCTCCGTCACCACAAGTCAAAAGCAGAGCCACGGCTGCCGCCAATTCCGACTTGCCTTGCTTCTTTGGTATTTCGATGTAGGCCGTATTGAATTGTCGGTATCCGTTTGGCTTCAGCGTTCCGAACACGTCACGGATGATTTGTTCTTGCCAGTCAATAAGTTCAAATGGTTTTCTCGCCCAGGTGCCTTTGGTGTGACAGAGGCTTTCGATAAAGGCGACCGCATAATCAGCGGAGGCTTTATCGTAGTAGGAGCCTTTAGTCATAAAGCGGGTCGGCTTATACTTTTTCAGTTTTCTGATATGCGTTCACCTCCTCAAAATGGTATAAAAAATAGCCGCCACCAAAATTGGTGCGACTTGCCGTATACGAGGAACAGAGCCTCTCGGCTCTATCCCAGGGCTATTCTATTAGCGTAGGTTATTTCAGTTGTTCAAAGCACCAGGCGATTGCGTGACCGTTGTCCTTGAATGTTTCCTCAGCCTCTGCCCAGGGGGTCAGTCGGCACTCGATATCGCCAACCCCCGTATCTTCCGGGAATTCGATGAACTCGTAAATCTCTGCAGTGAATCCGCCTTTCCAGTGAATGTCTGTAACGAAAACCTTGTCACCGTATTGAATGACTGCTCCGTAGGAAGCGGATACTTTGCTTTGCAGTTTTTCGATGGTTGTGAACATTACCTTCAACCTCCTTAAATGTGCAACAAGCGGATGGCGGGAACTCGGGCGCGTTCGCCGGTCTGCCAATCGGTGTAGGTTGCGTTGACTTCGGTCAATCCTGCGATTTTAAAGCCGTGCTTCTCGAAGGTTGCCAGGGTGGGAATGAGGCTTGAGAAGGTGCTGCTGATGGTGAACTCGGTGATTCCGGCTTCCTTGAAGGTGTCCGCAATGGCCTCGATGTCGGTATCCCAAATGACCTCGGAGAAGTCAACCAGGTCGTTGCCTGCCTCAATGCTCTTGCGGTATGCCCAAAATGCGGTGCCGTTGATACCGTAATCCTTAAGGCTCTTGGCTTGTTCTGCAATGGCTCTTTCAAAAAGTTCAATTTTCTTCATGGTGTGTACCTCCGTTTGTTTTGTTGTGAGTGTATATTACCGTCATTTGTGAGATATATCCAGTCATTTTGCGATAATAAACTACACAATCTTTTGGGTAAATACTGTGTATATTACAGCATTTATCTATCACCATAAAGGATGAAGTTCACATATTCCTTGCGGTTATCCTCAAGGTAAATAACCAACTCGTGAAAGTTCATATCGTATGCGATTCGCTGAACCGTATTGATATCAAACATATTGGTAAGCCCGGTATCACGGACGGCAAGGATCTGCTCTCGAACCTTATCACTCATCGTCCTCGACCACCTTTCGGCAAGAGTCCTCACCGTAGACAACACCAAGGGAGCTTCCGCAGTCCCAAGCAACGTGAATAGTGCCTGTGTCGTCTACCGCTTTCACTGTACCACGGCAGCCGGGGACCAATTTAGTGTTATAGGGGTCGTCCATATGGACAAGTTCGACACGAGTTCCTTGGGGAAATCTTTCTCTAAGGCTTTTTAACATAGCTTCGCTGATTCTGAACATCATTGCTCCTCCTTGTATTCTGATACTTCGCAAAATTCGCTTCCGTGGTCTTTTGCGATTGCCCACGCCATTTCTTGTGCTTTTTGGTCGTTTTCGGCTTTGAATATTTTGAAATTATCATTGTCGAGTTCCACCTTGTACTTCTTCATTTTGAAGGCCGAACTGCCTTCCAGATTACGAAGCAGAATCTTTCGTTCAACCTTATATTCGTTGCCGATAAAGCCAAGGCGAAGAAGGAAGCATCGGAAAGCGTACTTTTCGTTGTCCACGGGCTTCTCGGTCATATTGATTCGCTTTTGCGTTTTTGCCATTTCGCAAAGGGCGGAAACAAAGTGCATATATGCTTTAATTTCCTCCGGCGAACTGTCGGAAGCGAACCAAGGAAAATCCAAACGCTCACCGATAAGGTTAATGGGCAGGTCGTTTACTCCAAGTGCTTTTTTGATTAAAGCACCCTTCGACTCAACCAGGTCGAACAAATTCTGTAGCGAGGTTTCCGTAAACTCGGCCATCGGAATTTGAATGGCAATGCCCTTGACCTCATCCTCTTCGGTGTGGCTTTGGTCGATATCAAAGTTCTCATCGTAAAGGTGTTCGAGAAGTCTTTCGATCATCTCGCTGTCGGCGCTGTCATCGAAGTGAAGGCTGCCGTTTTTGTCTATGGTGAAGTAGTCCACCTCGTAATTGAATGTAGGGGCTCCGCAATACTTGGCAGGCATATCTAACCATTTTGCAATGGTTAGTACCAGGCGTTTGCGTTCAGCACCCTGTGCGTTGATTTTTACTGTCATTGATGTGACCTCCTTTAATTTGGTAGTCACATATTACCGTCATGTTCTGTATATATCCAGTCATTTCTGCACATTTGGAGTGTAGATTATATGGGCACATTTTTGCCCTCATTTTGTGTACACCACACAATGCCGGAAAGCACAAAATACACGCACGGCAAAGCAACTCCGTTACCCCACATCTTATATTCGGCAGCATCAGAATACGGGTCTTTGAGCCATTTGGCTATCTGCTTGAGAGTTTTAGGCTTGGTAGCTCCACCCACAATCTTTCGGTGGGTCTCAAAGACATCGTACCAATAACGGATATCTTCGATAGTGGGTTCTGCAGTTCCAAGGTTGGAACACCACCAATCGGGAAATCCTTGAAGCCTTGCACACTCAACGGGAGTAAGTCTGCGGACGGTATATCCCGCTTCCATTACACCGTTATGGTGACCGGGGCAAGTTCCGTTTACAAGCGTGTTGCCACAGTTCTCAAGGAAGTACTGTCCAACATCACGACTGGCAGAAGGGTCGAAGCCGTAAGGCTCTGCGATTGCACCGGGTCCTTTCGCAACGAGCGTAGGTTGCAGTTCTTCCGCAAAGCTCGGTGCGAACTTCGCATTCCTACCTTGATTGAAAGTATCACGACCGATGCCGTAGCATACAGCAGTAGGGTCTTTGTAGTCCCTGGCAAGAACTGTCGGTGCCTTGTTTTCAGCAACTTGTGCAAAACTGCCCGTTGTCAACGTATAAACTGCGTGGCGGTCAACCGTGTTCAGCGTATACATCACATCGGTTTCCTTGAAACCATCGCCTTGGTGAGAAGGTCTTGCTCCGTTGCCCTCAATGGCATAGGTTTTGCCTTTAACACATACAGCGGGTTCACCACCGTGAGTGCAAGTGAGGGTCGGAGACATCTCCTCGGTAACGTTACACGCAGATTTGCCGCCGCCTTGGTCAACACAAACAACAGCAATACCGCCTTGGTTGCAACCAGGGTTACCACCGTTGCCGTCAAGAGTTCGTGCCGTGTCAGCCTTGTAGATACCGCTATGGGGATTGGCGGACTTCATTGCGTTGCTGTCCTTGGAGCAGATACCAAATGCCTGCAGAACACAATTGAAGTGGTTTTTGTCGGGCATTCGCTGATTGCCGCCAGCATTGTGTGCGGTAAGAGTGGAAGCGGTTTGTTCTCCGTTCCAATTGCAAGGCTCAAAAAGTGTCTGATCGTTGTTGCAAGAGAGGGTTGCCGATTTGTTCTCCTGAACTAAAGCACCCTTGCCACCGCCTTCACAGCCACAGCGAATTTTCATAACGAGAGGAACATTGCCACCGCCGGTTCCCATACGAGAAGTAAGGGTTTGCACCTTATCATCTTCGGCAAGAGTAACACGGCTGTCAGCCGGATGGTTTTCCAATGCAACTGTCGCAGGAACAACTCCGGCACGAAGCGTAGGAGAACGCTCTTCTTCATAACCAATGGTTCTGCTCTTGGCGGAGTGCTCGGTGCAGAACCCAGCAGCATCCATTACGCACGGAGGATGATGTGCTTCGGCACGAAGGGTGCAAGTAACATCATCAGTAACATCCATACGATTGCCACCCTGGTCGTTGAGAACGATTCCGTTTCTGCCAGTACTCATTCCACAGTTCACACCAAGAGTGGCGGATACATTGTCAGTTAAATCTCCGTTGTAGCCATCGAAGCCTGACGCTCCAATGCAACTCGTAACACTTCCGGCAGCTCTTTGCCACGCACGGAAGCTCTCCGCAGAATACCCTGACAAGCCTTCTGACTTAAATAATACTTCTCCGGCACTCCTGCCTGCAAAATCTGCGACAAGGTAGATACGGCGTCTTCTTTGGGGGACTCCCCAATATTGAGCATCGAGAGTTCTGTAAGCAACGCTCCATCCGTCTCCCAGGTAGCAGTCGGCATAAGGCCATCTTGCTTTTTCAGGCATAGGCACCTGGGCGGTCGGTTCAATGACACCGATGACCGCTTCGAGGACGGCTTTGAAATCTTCTCCGCCGTTTGAGGAGAATGCACCGGGGACATTCTCCCACACGATGTATCTTGGGTATTTGCCATTGGTGGCACACCTCATTTCTTTAATGATTCGGATGGCTTCATAAAAAAGAGACGACCTTGAACCATCAAGGCCATCTCGTTTACCTGCCACAGACATATCCTGGCAAGGCGATCCAAAAGTTATAATATCTACGGGTTCGATTTTTCCGCCATCCATTTTGGAAATATCGCCGTAGTGTTTCATAAAGGGCAGCCGTTTGGAAGTTACCCTTATAGGAAACGGCTCAATCTCCGAACTCCAAACGGGAGTAATACCGGACATCAAGCCGCCTAAAGGAAAACCGCCGGAGCCATCAAACAAGCTACCGAGGGTAAGATTATTCATTTGCGACCTCCTCATACTTGTAGGTCAACCCATCGCGCTGAACGGTTACACCTTCCGTGCTGCCGACCTGCTCGATGTATCTCTTTACGATTACATCGCAGAACTTTTCATCAAGCTCAACGGTGTAACAAATGCGTTCGGTCTGTTCACAAGCAATCAAGGTGCTGCCGGACCCACCGAAGGGGTCAAGCACAACCGAGTTACTCATCGTGGAATTCATAATGGGATAAGCAAGCAGAGGGATAGGTTTCATTGTGGGATGGTCGCCATTCTTCTTTGGTTTGTCGAACTCCCAAATGGTAGATTCCTTTCTGCCAGTGTACCACTGGTGTTTGCCTTTCTTCTTCCAACCGAAGAGGCAAGGTTCGTGCTGCCACTGATAAGGAGAACGACCAAGCACCAAGGACTGCTTCTTCCAAATGCAAGTGCCGGAGAGGTAGAACCCGGCATCAGAAAATGCCCTGCGAAAATTCAATCCTTCGGTGTCTGCGTGGAACACATAAATAGAAGCGTCATCAGCCATTGCTTTCTCCGTGTTTGTAAACGCATCAAACAAGAACTGATAAAACGCTTCGTTTCCCATATTATCGTTTTTGATTTTGCCCGCCGAACCTTCGTAGTTCACGTTATACGGAGGATCGGTGATGACAAGGTTTGCCTTGGTACTGCCCATCAGCATATCAAAGGTTTCAGGCTTGGTGCTATCACCGCAAACAAGGCGATGACGACCAAGAGACCAAACGTCTCCCGCCTTGGAAAAGGTAGGCTTTTCAAGTTCGGCATCTACGTCAAAGTTGTCTTCTTTAATTTCATCCTTAAGGGTATCTTTAAAGAGGGCATCGATTTCCGCAGGTTCAAAACCCGTGAGGGATACATCAAAATCCGCACCCTGCAAATCTGCGATGAGCAGAGCTAACTTATTCTTGTCCCAATCACCGGAGATTTTGTTGAGGGCAATGTTGAGAGCTTTTTCTTTCTCTTCATCCATTTCCACAACAACGCAATCCACCTCGGTGTGTCCCATATCCATAAGAACCTTGAGGCGTTGGTGACCACCGACAACTCTGCTCGTGGTCTTGTTCCAAATGATTGGCTCGACATAGCCGAACTGCTCAATGGAGCGTTTCAGCTTTTCATATTCCGCATCACCAGGTTTAAGGTCTTTTCGGGGGTTATAGTCTGCTGGCAAAAGGTCGGCTGTGTTTTTCTTTTCAATAATCATACAAGCCCCCATTCTGCGAACTTCTCAAAGCCGCCCAAAGACTGAATGTAGTTACGTGCCGTTTCAACAATGTCCGCATAAGGAACACCGCCGACAGTTTCATCACCGATAGCACAGCAGAGAGTTACGGGAGCATTGTAATGCTGTGCCAGTAACCAGGCGTAAATGTTCACGCTGACATCTGCCTTGGACAGATCCTTGCCGTGAAGACCACCGCCCGTAACCGAATCAGCCATATCACTGCCGAGCTTACGATTGGTAGCACCCGTATCAACGTCGGTGCCTCCGGTCCAATCACCGAGAGGATTGATTTCAGCATTGGGGTATTCCTTCTGCAGATCCTCGGTTGCAGCATTGCTTTGGCAAAGGATGAGCCTTGAGCCATCCAAGATGAACTTGCCGTCAAAAGGATACTTCTTGTAGAGGTCTCTTGCCATAACGGACAGTTCGTTCTGTTCTCTCGTGATGGGCATACCTTTGAAGATTCCGTTATCACCACAACGAATAGCGTCTGCCTGATTGCGGGCAAGATGTGTATCCTGGGGAGTGATTACGATGTTGCACATAAGGTTGCCTGCGATTCGATTGATAGCCTGTGCCACCTCAACCTTGTCGATGGGAGCGGAGGTTTCAATGATTGCGTGGCAGGTGCCGTGTCCAATGAGAACCTCGACAGCCACCTTCGGATTTTCCTGTGCTTTGTATGCCAGGTCTACGATTGCACCGGCAATGCGGTCAGCAATCTTATCGGGATGAGAGGGGTTTACTTTTTCAAACATACTTTTTTCCTCCATTTATGAATTTGAGACATCGGTAGAAACGAGATTACCGTTTTCATCTACCGTAAATTTATATTTTCTGTCCGTTACGATGCCATTTGCGCTTGAGGAAATGGTGAAACCATCATAACCAAAACGTGTCCATCCGTGAGCGTTGTCCCAAAAACGTATCTCACGACCATTTACAATGCAAAGGTCATAATACATCGAATCAACGAAGTCGCAACGGATGAAAAGAACCTTGTATAGCGAATTGTTGTAGGTGGCAAATACAGGACTACCAAGCCGTAATTTTTCGTATCCCTTTTCAAGTTCAATGTAATTTATTTCTGTTTTCAAGTCCGATGGGAGTACATATGCACTCGGCAGAAACTTGTACGGAATGCGCTCGGGAATGTTTCCTGAATACCAAACACCCACAGTGTGCTCCTCGGCATCGTTGTTGCCATAGATTGTTGTGGTTGCATAGAAGTCTCTCCACACGAAGGAAAGAATACAGAATGGTTCTCCGGTATCCTCATACTCCTTATCGTAAATGCTGCAGTTGCCAATGTAGTTAACGATGTTCTTCATTAAAGATACTGCACAGCACTCATATTCTTGCCCATCCCAAAGTACACGGTATTTTTCTCCGGCATAAATTGGGAAGTCGAACCTTTGGTTACAAGTGGATTTATCACTTCTGTTGCTACTAAACAACTGCTTTGTTTCATCCAACAACAGTTCCGTGCCTTCCTTGCTTTTTGCCATCCACTCGACGTCCAGATACTTCTGATCGAGTTTATGAATTACCTCTTCCGCAAAGGATAGGTCGGACACGGAACGCACATACGCTACAGGGTTTTCGGATTCTTTAATACACGTGAAGTATGTGCCTTTTGGAAATTGCACGCCTTCGGTTTCAAAGTCTTCGCTAATGACCCACACCAATTCTGCAACGCACAACACCGGAATGCCACTTGAGGACAAATCCTCAATCATATCTTCCGTTATCTCGGCTTCTTGTGTCTCCGGCTGTTCTCCTTGAACATAAGCGGATATTTTCTTGCCGATAAGTTCCTCTGCCGTTATTGTTGTGTTGGACATCTTAACTAGGTATATCCCATCGCCGCCATCAATCAATTCTCGACCTTCGAGGTTTCCGTCAAAAGTTGAATTTGTCTCAATGGTTTCACTCCAATGTGTGCGGTTAAGAATATGACCATCGGAATTTTCAGAAGCGTTCCAATCTGCTTTGGGAGGATGCAGTTCTAAATTCAAAAGATGTTCATACTGTTGCGAGAGTTGTGCCCATACCGGAAGAGTTGGGTCTGTGCTGCTATCTCCCGAAGGTTCAGCAGCAGACAGGACTTTGCCAAGGTCAACCCACAGAGTCGGAAGTGCAATGTTCTTATTGTCGTTAGTTCCATAGATAGCAACAAAAAGATTTACACCTTCGGTGCTTACAACCTCGATGGGTATCTCAACTTCTTCTCTTGCATCAATAACATCCTTCGTTACAGTACTGCGAAATACAACTGTTTTCTGCAAATCGTTCCACAAAGGGTCTTTGTATTGAATTTGGACTTTACCACCAATAATGCCTTTGGGAATTATGTTGCTTTGAACGAGCTTGGCGATTACGCCATCAACCTCGATTTTTGCTATAATCACAACATTCCTCCTCGTAAGTTAGCCCTTCCTGGCTCGAAGTAATCTTTCCATAACATCATCCTGGGGACTTGCTCCACCGTATTCGGTGGTACAGTTCTCACGGACGATTTGGAAAATTTCCGACCACAGGCGATTCGCCTGGGTCATATAGGTATTTGCGATAGCCACATAAGGTGACTGAATGGCTGCTCCCGTTGTAGGGTGCTTTGCCAGGAAACCCAACTCACTGGTAATAGATTCGCATTGAATCCATCTCGCACTTGCCATTGCAAAACGCTCAATGAGATCGGGGGAAACGATGGAGGAGCATCCTCTGTCGGATAACCATTTCCATACGCTTTCATAAATTTCGACAGCACACAAAGTGGAGCCGTCTTTTTGCTTTGCGGAAAGAAATTCTTTTGGAGCAGGCATATCTTGGCCTTCAAGATCTACCGCGCTGTCTTTGAAATCAATAACAGTCAGCGGTCTTCTTCCCGGATTCCCGTCAGCAATTTTGTCGGCAATAGGCTTCTTCGGTCTGCCACCACTGCCGGGTTTTGGTCCTCTTTGACCCATTTTTACACACCTCCTTCGTGCCGGGGGCTATTCCCCCTAAAACTTTTGCGATTTTGCACACGTGACCCCAGGCCGCTGTCCAAATAAAAAGGTCCCGAAGATTTTACCCGCCCCTGGCGGTCAAGTGTGTCCATGTTTTGTCACGAA